GCTTCAGAATGGTTTCATCGTTCTTCAGGCTAGAGTCCATTAAACCTTTTAACATAGGAATGATCACTACTGCATCACCAGGATTTGATATCATCCCAGCAAGCCTAGTGATCTCCGTTTTTAGCATCTGATCTTGGTTTTTGTGATTATCATAAACCTCTTTTACCAGATCTTCAAGCTTTTTATCGCTAAATACTACTTGACTTAAATCTAAAGCCATATCTCTTTTCCTTATAAATATTAATAATCGTCGTTTTCTATTCTACGATTCAGTATCTTCTTATAGATAGCTTTTATTTTGGTTATCACACTCGTTATCGCAGTAGATTTAACATCGGCCATCTCTTTTACATACACATAAAGCACTTTTTTGTTTGAGATGTCTATTCTGTCTGATCTTTTGAGTATTTCGATGATAGCGTCTGCTGCTTTTATCTCATCTTCTTTCTCAAACATGTCAATTATGTTCTTCTCTAAGTACTCTACTAGCTCTGCAATGACTGAAGATCTGTCTAATTCATCAGATGTTGGCTGCATTACTAGACTATCGATTGTCCTCTCATCATTATCTACGTTATCAAGAGGCTTTTTCTCAACTAGCTTATCATAATTCCTTTGACAATATGCAATTAGATACCTTTTTGCTATGGTGCCAAAATATGAGTAGGCTTTTCCTTTTGATGTGTTGTAGAGATGGATCTTTTGAAGCATGAATGATATAACTTCATATTTTAGATCTTCGAGATTCTCAACTTCTGTGTGATAAAACTTAAATGTGTGAATTATATTCTCTGCAAGTTTATAGAAGGCATAGTGGATCTGGGTATTGTATATCTTATTTCTTTCAGATTCACTTGTAGACTCTCTATACCTAATGATAGCCTCTTGAGTATCTAGGGTGAAGTAATCTATCTTTGATTTTGGCTTTCTTTTCCTAGGTTTGCCTTTCTTTGTGAGTAATACTTCTTCTACCATGCCTATAGTTTACCTGTGAATTGCTTGATGTTCTCTTGCATCGTCTTAATGTCTTCGAACATAGTTTTAAGTTCTGGATCTGCTGATACCCACATAGTAGAATCTATCTTCATTGCAGTTTTGTCTATGCTATCGGCTAATCCCAGCACAGATTTGATGAATTCGTTCTGCTTTACTATCATCGATTCAAGCTTTACATTCTTATTGTATAGGTTCCAGATCACGTAGGCTATGATTGTGATCGGCCAAATTACTATTGATATTATTGTTATCATATTATGCTTTGTTTACGTCATTTTCAACCCTGGATGCCATTAAATCAGCCTGGTGGAGGATATATGGAAGATGTCCTTTGATTTGAGATTCAGGTGTATGTGTTTTAAGGTATGATTCATTACCAGGCTCATAAAGACCATCATGAACTTTGATCGCAATGTACTCATTTTCAGATACTTCGATCCCAGCTTTTTGAAGATAATACAAACTACGGTCTGCAATCCTCATATGTTGCATTTGTGAATTGTATGTGAAGTACTTTCCTTGGTTTTTCTGATGCCACTCTGATGTTTGAGGCACATAAAACGGTTGATCGTTTGTACCAAGCTTTCCAAGATCATGGTTGATTGCGGCAAATACAAGTTCTTCAGTAGTGTGAGTCTTTACTTGTCCAAATTTGTCCCAAACCTTATCAAACACAAGTGCAGCTTCAGTTACACGGATAACGTGATCTACATATCCGCCTATGAAGCAATTGTGATGATCCAGTTTTGTAGATGCTGGAGAAGTAAGCAGTGTTACCTCGATACTTTTGTAAAATTTTATAAGTTTTTTAGTCCTTTCGTTGTCTGGAAGGTACTTTTTAATCAAATCATAGAATTTCTCTACGTTTTCGATTAATTGTTGTTCGGTTAATTCTTTCATCATAAGTTATTGATTTTAAATAGTATTTGATCTGGAGAAAGGAATGCGACTGTTCTTACTTTATCGTCAATAATATTCTCTTTGCCTAATTCATTATAATCAAAACTCGTGAAATAAACATAGTCTAAGTTCTTAGTTTTATCTTTTATTATTGCCATAGGGTATTTTGAGTTCTTAGTTAAGTTCTCAAGTTGATCACACATTCCAGGATCTTCATCGCAAGGGACTTCTACAAATTTTATGTTATTCTGGAATAAAATGCTCTTTAACTTTTCACAAGAAGAACATCCCTTTAACGTTGCCAGTACTACTTTATAATTCTTCATCTGGGTCAATTTGGTTTAAAATATCGTGCCACATAGCTTTCTCTTCATCGCTCATGTTTTGCATTTCTAAGTCTAGATAAGCATATAGTATATCCAGCTCTAGACTAGTTAAATCTTTTCTATCTTTATATTCTTCTATATCTATCATTATTCTTTATTTTTATTTATATTCTTGTTCCTCTTTCCCCTTCCCCTTTAGGTAATATAAACAAAAAACCGAATAAAAAAAATATTTTTGACTTTTTTTTTAAAATTTTTTTATTTCGATAATTTTCTTACATTCTTTTATATGGATAATTCCCAATTGGTTCAAAGTTTATTGGAAGTTTACTTAGGCAAAGGCAAAAAGCTGGCCAAGGGTGATTACGCGTATTATTGCCCAGTATGTCAGCATAAGAATCAAAAGCTTATGGTCAATGTGATTTCTGGAGTATACAACTGCTTCACATGTCATCCTAAAACCACAGGCAAAACACCAGTCTCACTTCTAAAAAAGATTGGAGCGCCCACTGAAGCCATACTCGAAATGAAGAGTTACTTTACAAGTGATTCTACAAAAATAGAAGTCGAGAAAGAGAATATCCCGATAATTATACCAAAGGAGTTTGTCAGTCTAAACGATCCTAAAGACACAAGTTTAGAGAAAAGACAAGCCATGGTTTACTTAAAAAATAGAATGGTTACTGCATCTGATATTCAAAAGTACAACATAGGGTATTGCAGATCTGGACGATATAAAAACAAAGTCGTAGTGCCATCTTATGATTCCAGAGGTCGACTCAATTACTTTGTGGCACGATCATTTGAAAAAGACCCAAAGCAAAAAATAGATTCACCTTCTTGCAATAAATCTGAGATGGTAGGCTTTGATTATTACATAAATTGGAGCGTCCCAGTAATACTTTGCGAAGGTGTATTTGATGCGATCGCTATAAAAAGAAATGCGATTCCACTCTTTGGCAAAACAATACCTAAAGCATTGATGATCAAACTATTGCAACCAGAAGTTAAGACAATATACTTAGCGTTAGATGATGATGCAATAATGGAGTCTATCGATCATGCACAAAAGCTTTTAGATTTTGGAAAAGAAGTTTACTTAATACAATTACAAGGCAAAGATCCATCAGAAATTGGATTTGAAGGAATGATACAGTACTTGCAAAATGCTAAACCAATGAGCGCATCAAGTCTGTTAATGTTAAAAATGGAGAAATCATTATGTTAAAAAGTATCAAGAAGATATACCATGTCAGCGATATCCACATCAGGAATTTCAAAAGACATGATGAGTACAGAAGAGTGTTTGAAAAGCTAGCTGACTATATCAAGTCTACAAAAACAGATGAGAGTATCATTTGTATAACTGGAGACATAGTACACTCTAAAACCGATATCACACCAGAGCTAGTTCAAGAGACTCAGAATTTTTTCAAGCTGATGTCCTCTCTACTTCCTACAATAGTGATCCCAGGTAACCACGATGCCAATCTGAACAATAATCACAGAATGGATAGTCTAACTCCAATAATAAATGCGATGGAGGATGACAATATCATATACATCAAAGATACTGGAGTTCATAAAATAGCGAATATAGATTTTGTGCATTGGTCTGTTTTTGATGAGCCAAAGAAGTATATTAAAGCTTCAAAGGTAAAATCAGACTTTAAGATCTGTATGTACCACGGACCAGTTAATAACTCGTTAACGGAAGCAGATTTCTCTCTTAGTGGTAATTCAATCGATATAAAAGACTTTGATGGATTTGATTTGGTGCTTTTAGGTGATATTCATAAAACACAATTCCTAAATGAAGAAAAGACCATTGCATATCCAGGTTCTTTGATACAACAAAATCATGGCGAGGCGCTTGATCACGGTATTATGGTGTGGGATGTAGATACTAAAAGTGCAGAGTATGTTAAGATAGAAAATGATACAGCATTCTACACATTGTATATAGAACATGGTATACACTTAGACCTCCCAGATCATTTACCTAAGAATTTGTATTTAAGACTTAGATCAAAAAATACACCACCGACTATAATAAAGGAAATTGCGGCTGAGATAAGAAAGAGCAGAAACATCATAGAATTATCACACCAAACGATGAATGATTTTTCTTCTACATCTTCTAATAAAAACGCAAATACGATAAATGTAAGAGATGTATCTTATCAAAATATGTTATTAGCGCAATATCTGAAAAGTAAGTTCAATCTCGAAGAAGAGGACATCAAGAAGATCTGTGAATTAAACCGAGTAATAAACGATAAAATACCAAAACTAGAAGTCACCAGAAATATTCAATGGAGTCCAAAGCGTCTTGAGTTTTCAAACATGTTTAGTTATGGCAAAGACAATGTCATAGATTTTACTGGAATGGATGGAGCCTATGGTATATTCGCTCAAAATGCGTCTGGTAAAAGCTCTAGCATAGAAGCCCTAGTATACTGTCTATTTGATAAGTGCTCTAAGACTTCGAAAGCAGGTCTTGTAATGAACAATAAATCAAGAGAGTTTCATTGCAAATTAGACTTTGAATTAGATGGAAAGACATACACGATAGAAAGAAAAGCATCATACAGACCAAAATCTGAGAACGTAAAACAAGATGTAAATTTCTATTGTGTAGACTCAGAAGGCACTAAAACATCATTAAATGGAGATGATCGATTTGGTACTAACGGCAAGATAAGAGAGATCATTGGCTCATATGAAGACTTTGTACTCACCAGTATGTCAATGCAGAACAACAACACTGGATTTATTGATATGGGACAATCTGATCGTAAAGACTTGTTGTCTCAGTTTCTTGATATAAAGGTGTTTGAGGATCTATATTTTGCCGCAAGTGAAGACATTAAAGAGTATTCTGTGCTGATAAAAGAGTACAAAAAAGTTGATCATTTCACAAAGCTAAAGGAGTTTGAAGAGTATATCAAAACCTACTCTAGTCAATATCGTCAATTAGAAAAGGATAAAAAAGATACTGAAAAGGCAATAGAAAAAGAGAGCACAAAGTATGTAAAACTCAATTCTAAGATAGTTCAAATCGACTCAAAAATACTGGATATCAATAGTTTAGAGAAGAAAAAAGAATCGCTTGAAACTCAAAAAACAAAACTAAAAGATGATATAAAGTCAAATAAAGAGAGCCTAGAAGTTCTAAAAATAGAGCTCAGTAAACTTGAAAATGAGGCTCAAAAAATAGATCTGGTGAGCTATAATTCGGTAAAAAATGAGCTACAAACCGATATAAACACAGAGAAAGATCTATCAATTCAAGTAGAAAAACTCAAGACTCAACTTACTCACAAACTCGAAAAAATGAAAAAACTCGAGGACTTGAAGTATGATGAAAATTGTAAGTTTTGCATGGATAACATATTCGTAAAAGATGCAATCGCCACAAGAGATTCTATCGAGCATGATAAAATCGAAGCAAAAGGGGTAGTAGATAATCTAAAACACATAAGAGAGATTATAGAAACAAAAAGAGCTTTTATTGCAACTCAGGAGAATATTCAAAATCAAATTTCAAAAAAGAAAAATGATATAATAAGAACAGAATCAAACATCGATAGACTAACCCTGGAGCTACACCAGCTATTTGTTTCGATAAAGGACGTAGAAGAATCCATCAAAGAATACAAGAAGAAAGAGGCAGCAATAAAATCAAATCAGGAGATCACAAGTCAACTTTATGAGATTCAAAAAGGCATAGATTCTCTAAAATCTGAATTAAAAAATACCACAGATGAGTTGATGAAATGCAATACAAATATCCAGCTTACTCAAATGGAAATTGAAAATGCAAAGCAAAGTATCGAGAATCTAAAGTCAATTGAAGAGAAGTATAAGTATTACGAGTATTATCTCTCAGCAACTGGACGTGATGGATTACCTTATGATATTATAAGCTCTGTGATACCAAGAATACAAGAGGATATCAATAACGTTCTATCTCAAGTTGTAGATTTTAAGATCTCAATAGAATCTGATGGCAAGAATATTAATGCTTTCCTTGAATACGATGAAGACAGAAAGTGGCCTATAGAATTGAGTTCTGGAATGGAGAAATTCGTATCAACTTTGGCGATCAGAACTTCATTGATCAATACAACTTCACTTCCTAGACCAAACTTCTTAGCAATTGATGAAGGTTTTGGAGCACTTGATCAAGGTAATATGGGCAACATATCTGTGCTTCTAGACTACTTAAAAACACAGTTCAAGTTTATCTTAATGATATCGCACATTGATACTATCAGAGACGTTGTAGATGCGCATATAGAAATCACAAAAGGAAAAGACGGTTTCTCTAAAGTACACCACGAATAAGATATTTATAAACATGGTAAAAAATATTATCGCAATATACCCAGGCAGATTTCAACCATTTTCAAGGCATCATGCAGAAGCTTTTGAGTGGTTGCAATCTAAGTTTGGTGCGAAAGATTCATATATAGCAACTTCAGATAAGATTGATCCACCAAAAAGTCCATTAAATTTTGCCGAGAAAAAAACAGTAATTGACAAATTTGGATATGGACCAAATCTAATGCAAGTAAAAAATCCTTATAAAGCAGAAGAAATCACTGCAAAATACGATCCAGGAGATACAGCAATAGTATTCATGGTTGGAGAAAAGGATATGCAAGAGGATCCAAGGTTTGCGATGAAGCCAAAAAAGGATGGTACTGCTGGATATTTCAAACCTTATAAAGGAAATGAAAAAGATCTTGAAGGATTTGACAGACATGGTTATCTTATTGTAGCGCCTCACATGAGCTTTAATATCCCAGGAATTGGAGAGATGAGCGGCACAAATGTAAGAAAAGCTTTAAGCGCAGATGTAAGACCTGAAAATTATAAAAAGCTTTTTACAAGTATATTTGGATGGTATGATGAGAAGATCGCAGAAATGTTAAAGGATAAATTTTCAAATCCACCAAAGATAATGAAAGAGGGAAGACTCATTATAGAGGCTCTGATAAAGCAACTTATAAGCGAAGGTGGAGCATCAGGCCACATGTCATATGTATTTGATTTACCGTCAGTTAAGACAGGCGATGATATGATAAATACATTTGAAGACGCAGTAGATTTTCTTCAAAAAAACCCTGTTCCTGTAAAAATAGATGGACTTAACACAGATGTAAGACTGGTAACCTTAGATGGAAAACAGCAGTTTGTAATGGATCGTGGAAGTAAAAAAGAATTAGACGTAAAAGGTCTTACAAAAGCTGACTTAGAGGCAAGATTTGGTGAAGGTCATGGAATGATAAAAATTGGTGGAGATGTATTAGATATATTTAACGCAGCTCTTCCAAGTATAAAACCAGAATTAGAAAAGCTAGGTCTTACTAAAAATCCAAACTTACTATTAAATATAGAGTACGTTTCAGGAGGAAAATCAAATATTATATCTTACGACGCAGGTAAATTCCTTGCAATACACAATGTTCTTGAGTTAGAAAAAACAGCAACTGGAGCAAGAAAACCAAAGCTGATAGACTATGATAAAGAGACATTGCAGGCATTGGCAACAAAGCTCGATAAAGTAGCTGAAAAACGTGGATATAAAGTATTTGGAACTATACCAGCAAAACCAGTAAAAGGCAAAACTATAAGTCTATCTGGAGTGTTAAATAAGAATGTCACAGTTCCTATAAATAAAACACAAAAAGAGACTAAATCTTTGAAAAACTGGATGAGTGATCTAGTTATACCAAAAGGTAAAAAGATTATATGGAATGGTGCTAAAGAAGATGCTCTAAGTAAAAAAGCTTTCAATGCAATTTACGCAGGATCAACAGTAGAATCAGGAGCCAAAGATGAAAGCCAATACCAAGATATCATTTCAGGTTATATCACTTTCTTTTCTGCAATGATGATAGGTCAGGAAATACTTGACAATCTTACTTCAGATATAGGAGATCTTAAAGACCAGGAGGGCATAGTAATAACTGGAATGGGTAATACTCCTCAGTTTAAGATCATAGGTAAATTTATGACAAAAAAGCCTGAAGAAGGATCGGCAACTTTTAAAGAGAGCAGGATCCTAGTAAAAGAAGGCGGCAATGTTTTTAAGACAAAGGATAATGCTCCTGCGACTGGAAGAATAGACAAGAGTGATGTTGTGCTTACTGTGAAGTGGTTAGAAAAAATCACTGGAATGCCTCTGGTAAAAAATATGATAGGAAACACTGGTATCACTCCAACTTCAGGAGATCTTGATATAGCAGTAGATGAGAAGACCATATCAAAAGCAGAAATAGAATCAAAACTTTCAACTTGGGCAAAAGAAAATGGACTTAATCCAAAAGAATACGTAAAAAAGTCAGGAGATTCAGTACACTTTAGAACACCAATACAAGGAAAGAAAGACGAATTTGTACAGACAGACTTTATGTTTGGAAATCCTGAATGGATGAAATGGGCGATGAGAGGATCAGGAAAGGATTCAAAGTATAAAGGAGTTCACCGTCATGTAATGATGTCCAGTATAGCAAAATCAATGGGATTAAAATGGTCTTATAAGCAAGGATTAGTAGACAGAAATACTAACGAAGTAATAACAAATGATCCTGATAAGATAGCAAAAATACTTTTAGGAAAACAATATACTGAAAAGGATTTATTATCAGTAGAGTCAATTCTAAACGCTATAAAAGATAATCCAAAAAGGGATGAAATGTTATCAGATGCAAAAGATACACTTGAAAAAGTTTATGGAGTAACAATATAATACATACCAATGGAATTACAACAAAAAGCAGAGATCATACTAGATTTCATAAACTTTTGCAAAGACACAATAGGTATAACAACATTACCTAAGATAGAATTTATGGGCGATAATGTCTGGGTAAAACAAAATAAAACTTTCGGTCAATATAAAAATGACTCAAAGTCTCTTGTAGTCTACACAAAGAACAGAAACCTGGCAGATATCTGTAGAACCTTAGCGCATGAATTAACACATCATAAACAAAACGAGATGAATATGCTCGGTCCAGATTCAGGCAAGACTGGATCGCCAATAGAAAACCAGGCTCATGAAGTAGCAGGGATAATAATGAGAGAATACGGAAAAATACAACCACTAATATACGAATCAAAAGTTACGAAAAATGTCAAAGGAATCAAATCTAAAAAAAGAGTTCTCTAAAAAGGACGTTGCAAGGCTGAGAAATCTCCTAACTGGAAAGACCGGAGATAAGACCCAAGTACAAACAGGATACGAAAAAAAGATAGAAGATCACAAAGAAGGAGATACTTGGGAAGAAAACGGCAAGACTTGGACTATAAAGAATGGCATAAAGCAGACGGTAACAAAGCTGGATTCTATTAAAAAATTAGTAGGTCTTCCACTATGCTGTCCTAAGTGCAAAAAACCAATGAAAGCACATGATCTGAATAAGAAGATGTATTCTATTCACCAGATGTGTTTTGATTGCGTGATAGATATGGAGCATGAGATCAAGAAAGCTGGTAAATGGGAAGAGTATGAAAAGGGGATCATGAACGCAAACAAAAACGCAACCCTAGAGGATATAGAAAAGGCAATTGATCACTGGTTTGAAATGCAAGATGAGTCTTTTGTGTCAGAAAATGGAGAGATAGAGAGCTGGAAAGGTGGTGATAAATCAAAAGTTTACGATCAAATCAAAGAGAATCTACAAAAGATCAAAGCTATAGAAATCTAGTATATTTATAGAAAATACAAATTCAATGCCATACACTTACAAAAAACAAGGTGATAAGTACGTAGTTTACAAAAAATCAACTGGAAAGAAAGTTGGAACTACTGCAGGAAACAAGACAGCTCTAAAGAAATACATGGCCGCTCTTCACATTCACGAACCTAAAAAAGAATCAAAAAAACCTATGAAAGAAAACATGGACTACGAAAACAAAGTAGGATCTATGCATATGGTACAAAAGCCGTATGATGGATGTAGCATGGAGACTTTAGTGTATGAGATTGATCCTATAACAGGAATTCAACAGCATGGAGTAGACGCTCAGACTGTACATGGAATATACCCAACTCCAGAAGAGGCTCAAAAAGTAGCAGAAAAGCTTTATAACGAGCATATGGGTGCGATGAAAAAGCTTGAAGAAAAGAAAGGCAAGGTAGCAACTAAATTGACTAGTGCTATTACAAAGCTCGAAAAGAAGCACAAAGATCTGATGGAGATGGCAAAAGCAAATCCAAAGGAGGCAGCTACTCATAAAGCCGCTATTTCAGAGATACAAGCTAAGATACAAGAGTTAATGGATAAGCTTGAAATGGTAGAAAAAAGCAAAAAGCCAATTGAAACTGAAGAGGAAAAAAAGCCACTAAAAGAAAATGAAGGTGGAGATTTAGAGACTTTAAAGAGCCTTCTAGATGCACATGATTGGTTTTATACATTCTCAGATGATCCAAGAGTTTATTCAAAAGGAACTCAGGAAATCGAACAAATAAGATCAATGGCAAAGCAACTTGGTGATGAGGGAATCAAAATGTACGTGATGAAGTTTAAGCAGAAATTTCCAAATGCAAACGTAGAGAGATTAATGCAATCAATGAAAGGCATAGATGAAGCATTTGAAGCAGACTATGGAAAATGGGAGTACCTTGCTGACATGGTAGAGGACGCGATGTTTGCCTGGCTAGAAGCTCACGACTATGAGCTCGGAGATGATGCCCAGATTGAAACAGACGCAGAAGAGCTGACTTCAAAAATAGTATCAAAGTATATTAATAGCGCATACACAAATCATTAATATGAATCCAATAGTAGCAAAATTTATATCGACCCTATTGTCATCAAGAACACAGGCACACATATTTCACTGGCAAGCTGTAGGTGAAGACTCAAGCGCAAAACACATGGCACTTGGAGCTTACTACGAAGAGATAGTAGGACTTATAGACGATCTAGTTGAGTCATATCAAGGCAGATTTGGAATAATTACAGGATATGATGGTCCTTCTACTTTTAGAGAAGACAATGATGCTCTTAAGTATTTCAAAGCTCTAAATCAATACGTAGAAGTAATAAGAACAAAATTACCGCAAGATTCTTATATCCAGAACCAAGTTGATGAGATTGTAGCACTAATAGAAACGACTCTTTACAAATTAGAATATTTACACTAATATGTGTTGCACTAGAAACAAGATTACTTTGCACGAATCTGTGAACAAGCTCCTTATATCTGAGGGGCTTGCTTACCATTTGGAGCATTCACTCGATCTTAACGAGAACATTTATCGTCCTCAGTCAGCAAACTTCATAGCTCTTTTCATAGAAGCGCGCCAATTGCTAAATAGGGAGCTTTTGTCATTAAGCGATAAAGATATGTGGTACCTGACAGAAACTGACCTGGGGCTGACCGGAACATACAAGGGCATCACAGTTCCTCTTGACTATCCAATGACACAGGAATTTCTACTTGAGGCGAAAGCAAAAGCAAAGAAAAAAACGCCCGAGTTAAACAAACCAAAAAGAGGTGGCTCAAAAAAGTTCTATGTGTTTGTAAGAAATCCCAAGACTGGAGGAATCAAAAAGGTGAGCTTTGGAGACACCACGGGACTGAGCGCAAAGATAAACAACCCAGCAGCAAGGAAGAGCTTTGCAGCAAGGCACAAGTGCGCACAGAAGAAGGACAAAACGCAGGCCGGATACTGGGCATGCAGGCTTCCTAGATACGCAAAGCTTCTGGGATTAAAGAGCAACTTTTCAGGATACTGGTAGACATGAGACCTTACAAAGACGTTTTGACAGACAAAGCCGTGATCAGAGAGTTCGACGAGAGCATTGATCCGATAGAGCTCATGTGGCACAGGGACGGAGAGGACAGGATAGTATCTCCGGTTAATAAGACTGATTGGAGGTTTCAAATAGAAAATCAGCTGCCCAGAGAGATCCAGGGGGACATATTTATTCCAAAAGGAGTCTGGCACAGGATAATAAAAGGCACTGGCTCAGTAAAAGTAAAGATAATTAAACGATGATAAAGTTAATCGGCATATTGCAAGAAGTAAAAAGAAACGGACTTTGGGCAAATATCCAAGCTAAAAAAGCACGTGGAGAAAAACCTGCAAAAAAAGGTAGCGAAGCGTTTAAGAAAGCCGTAAAAGCCGCAAAGAAGATCAATACGATGAAAGAGACGTTTAGTCCTAAGATCTATCAAATTGAAGGCAGACTTATGGCTGATACTACTCAAAGATCGCTTGCGGACATCCTCTCTGACATCAGGGCAATCGTTGGTATAACTGTGGTGCGTGTAACAAACAATCGTCAACCATCAGCAGAAAAGCTTAAGAAATACGTTGTGGATATCAGCATAAAGATAGATCCAGCGCCGTTTAAGAATTTCAGCACAGAGACAATAAAATCAATCGAAGATAAAGTTAAAGCGGTGCCTGCAGTAAGAAGAGCAGATTTTGTGGATAAAACTAAACTCGTAAAATCATAAAAATAAAGGTAAGGGTTGTCGAAATAAAGGTAATATTGAGTAAACCCTATCTATATGACTACAACAAAGGTAATAAAAAAATCACAGGCAAAAAAACCTGCGGCACCAAAAGAAGCATCAGAGGTAAAAGCGCCTTCGTTAATGCCGATAAGCTTTAAAGACTTTAGCAAGGACCCAGTAAAAGGCATGCTTTTCTTAGTTCTTATCGCAATCGGATATTTATACGTAGACGGAAAAATGAATTACACTGGACAGATCGAAGCTCAAGCTAAAAAAATAGAGGTATTAGAAAAAAGATTAGAAGGAATCAGCAATCAGCTTAGGAGATCAGACAGTACTTTGGCCGCAGCAGAATCAAAAATCGCAGTTCTTCAACAGTTAGGAAAAATACAATAAAGGATGAAACAAAAGATAATAGCTATAATATCAGGATTAGCCGTT